AAGGTACAGAAAGTGTAACTCAAACAACTTACGAACAATATGACGAGAAGCCTAACAACAGCGATAAAGAACGAACTAGCGACAAATGATATTCGCCCTGTTCATCTTATAAGTATTGGCTTTGCTACTCCTGTTAATATAACAGATTGCTCATTTGATCTAACATCATCAGTATCAGGCTCATCAGTTACTTATTCTTCAAGTGATTTTATACTAGGTATATCTAATCATACTGAAGAAACAGATGTTACAAAATCTACAGTAAATCTAAACTTATCTGGTGCAGATCAAACATTTATCTCTACAGTATTAAATGAAAATGTAGTCAATGATAGTGTAACAATATTTAGAGGTTTTTTAGATGATTCTAATGCTTTGATAGCTGACCCAATGATGCTCTACAAGGGTAAAATAGAAAGTTTTGATATACAAGAAACTGATAAAGAAAGCATAGTAGGTTTATCAATAGTTTCTCATTGGGCTGACTTTGAAAAAAAAAATGGTCGTAAAACAAACAATACATCACAACAAAGATTTTTTAGTGCAGATGTAGGTATGGATTTTGCATCACAAACAGTACAAGATATTAAATGGGGTAGAGCATAATGGGTTTTGGTAGTATTTTTAAAGCTGTAACTAAAGTAGTTGGATTCTTTAAAAACATGAATCCACTTGTATCTCTTGGAGTTACATTATTCTTATCATGGGCATTAAGACCAAAAGTTCCTGAAATAGAAGATTTTGGAACAAATGAATTTGATGATTTTGAACGAGGTATATTATTAAATAAACAATCTAATGACGCAAATATTCCTGTGATTTATGGAGAAAGATTAGTTGGTGGAACGAGAGTGTTCATGGAAACATCAGGCACAGATAATACTTATCTTTATATGGCCATAGTCATGTCAGAGGGAGAAATAAATTCTATTGAAGAAATAAGAGTTGATGACAAAGTAGTTACATTTGCATCTGCATTTTCAGATGGCACAGCAGTAGAAGTTGGAAGTGGAGATAGTAATTTTTATAAAGATTCAGAAAGTTTAATTAGAGTAGAACCTCACTTCGGTACAGATGGTCAATCAGCATCTAGTTTGTTATCTACATTATCATCTTGGGGAAGTAACCATAGACTAAGAGGTTTATGTTATCTTGCTATACGTTTTAAATGGAATCAAGACGCATTTACAGGAATACCAAAAGTACAAGCAAAAATAAAAGGTAAAAAAGTAGTTTTTTATAATTCAAGTCTTGCGGCTCAAACTGCGGCTTTTAAAACTAATCCAGCATGGTGTTTATTAGATTACTTAACAAATGAAAGATATGGAAAAGGCATAGCAATTAGTGAAATAGATTTACAATCTTTTTATGATGCTTCTGTAATTTGTGAAACACAAGTAACACCATACTCAGGTGCAAGTGATATAAATATTTTTGATACAAATGTTGCATTAGATACATCACAAAAAATCATTGATAATGTTAGAGAAATTTTAAAAGGTTGCAGAGGTTATCTTCCATACACAGAGGGTAAGTATAAATTAATTATTGAAACAACAGGAACTGCGGCAATCACATTAACAGAAGATGATATTATTGGTGGATATAATTTATCTATTCCAACTAAGAATGAAAGATACAATAGAGTTATAGTTGGTTTTGTAAATCCTGATAGAAACTTCCAAGTAGATGAAGTTCAATTCCCACCAATAGATGATAGTAGTTTGCCAAGTGCAGATCAACACGCAACTATGAAAACTGCTGATGGTGGATTTTTATTAGAGGGTAGATTTACATTTAAGACAATCACATCTCCATATCAAGCAGAGGAGATGGCAGAGATTATTTTAAGAAGAAGTAGAGAAGCATTAACATTAGGATTAACTGTAAGTTTTGATGCTTATGATTTAGCAATAGGAGATATAGTAAATATTACACATAGTTCATTAGGTTTTTCTGCAAAAGCATTTAGAGTTGTTGGAATTACATTTAACGAAGATTTTACAATAGGTTTAGCATTAGTAGAATATCAAGCCTCACATTATACATGGGCTACTAAAACTCAAGTTGCTAGTACACCATCAACTAATTTACCTAATCCATTTACTATCCAACCACCAGCAAGTGTTACATTATCAGATACATTGATTGAATATAATGATGGAACTGTAATTGTAGCTTTAGATGTAGCTATAGGTGCTTCTCCTGATAGTTTTATAGATTTTTACCAAGTAGAATACAAACTAAGTACAGATTCAGATTTTATTATTTATGCACAAGGTTCAGGATTAAATCACAGAGTTCTTAACGTAATTGACCAAGAAACTTATGATGTAAGAGTAAAAGCTGTTAATACTTTAGGTGTATCTTCTAGTTATGTATCTGCACAAAGAAAAATTATTGGTGCAGTAGAACCACCATCAGATGTTACAGATTTTTCTTGTAATATTGTAGGACAAGAAGCACATCTAGGTTGGGAACAAATACCTGATTTAGATTTAGCATTTTATAATTTAAGATTTAGTAAAGAAACTGATGGTAGTGCAACATGGGAAAACTCGGTAGCATTGGTTGAAAAAATATCAAGGCCAGCAACATCTATTTCTGTACCAGCTAGACAAGGTACTTATTTAATAAAAGCAGTAGATAAATTAGGTAACTTTAGTTCAAATGCTACAGCTATTATTTCAAATGTTGTAGGTGTAACTAATTTCAATGCAGTAGCGACACAATCAGAACACCCTAATTTTACAGGAACTACAACTAATGTAATAGTAGATGGTAACACATTAAAATTAGATTCATCAGAATTGTTTGATAGTGGTAGCGGAGATTTTGATGATGAAACTTCAAGATTTTTTGATTCTGGTGTTACAAATGCTGACTTTTTTGCAAGTGGTAATTATTTATTTTCAGATGTAATAGATATTGGTGCTAAACATACAGCTAGAATTACAGCTTCATTATCTCAATCTTCTGACAATCCTGATGATTTATTTGACAATAGAAGTGGATTGTTTGACACAAGTTCTTCTAACTTTGATGGAGATACACCAGCTAATGCAAATGCACATTTAGAAATAGCTACATCTGATGACAATGTAACTTACACATCTTTTCAATCATTTGTAATTGGAGATTACACAGCTAGATTTTTTAAATTTAGAGTAGTATTGATTTCAAGGGATTTAGCTTCAACTCCTGTTGTATCAGAAGTATCAGTAACTATTGATATGGTGGATAGAATATTTAGCGGCAACGATATTGTTTCTGGTGTTGGAACTAAAACTGTAACATTTACAAACCCATATAAATATGTTAATTATGCACTAGGAATTACAATGGAAGATGCAAACACAGGCGACTTCTTCACAGTTTCTAACAAAACTATAAATGGTTTTGATGTATTGTTCAAAAATTCTAGTGGAACAAATGTATCAAGAACATTTGATTTTATTGCAAAAGGGTTTTAAAAGGAGTATAAGAAATTATGGCACAACACGATTTTAATATAGCAAACCAATCTTTCCCATCATTTAGAAGTGATCTAAACAACGTATTAACTGCGATTAATACATCTCAGTTAGGAACATCAGCACCAAGCACAGCCGCACAAGGAACACTCTGGATTGATTCAGGTACATCAGGACAACTAAAACTAAAATTGAATGATGGAACAGATAATATAGAATTATTATCAGTAAATATATCAACCAACGCAGTATCAAGCAATATGTCGGTTACAGGAACAATATCAGAAACTGACCCTAATGCTTTACCACTTGCAATAGCTTTAGGATAAGGAGAACAGATGGCAAATACCTTTAAAGTAAAAACAAATGGCGCTATGCCAGCAAGTGCTGGAACTCCATTAACACTCTACACAGTTCCAAGTTCTACAACAACTGTAGTTATTGGTTTAACACTTTGTAATATCCACACAGCGGCTGTAACTGTTGATGTTCAATTAGTTTCAGACACATCAGATACAGAAACAAACGAAACAGTTTTATTAATTAAAGATGTAAGTATTCCAGCTGGGTCATCATTAGAAGTTTTATCTGGTGGAAAATATGTATTACAAACAACAGATATTTTAAAAATAGATTGTTCAGTTGCGGCTAAGATTGATGCAACATTATCAATATTAGAAATAACATAGGACTAATTAATGGCTTACATTGGACAAGCACCAGCAAATAAAGCAGTAAGTGCTTCTGATATAGAAGATGGAATAATTACTAATGCAAAATTAGCACAAGATATAATTTCAGCAGAAACAGAATTAGCAACAGCACCAGCAGATACAGATGAATTTTTAATTAGCG